CTGCCTGAGATGCTGCCTGATACTGTCACGCTTCCACTTGATGTGGTAACTGTCCAGTCACCCGTCTGCGCTGTTGGCGTTCCCAAAGTAGCTTCAAGCACCACATGGTCTGCGGTTATCGCCGCCACGGATTTCGTCTGCGGCAGAGAGGAGAAGGAGCTGAACGTGACTGTGATAAGTTCGTCTGCTAAGTCTGCTTTCTCGCTTGACAGTTCGTCAATCGCCGCCTGTGCGTCCGTAGCTGACAAGCCTGAGTCCGTGTTGTCGTAAGTCACGTTCTCGGCGGGCGGTTTGTTGGATGCGGAGTATTGCTGAACATTATCCACGTTTGCAAGTCCGACCTGCGTCTTGGTAACTGTGTGCGGATTGCTGACGTTATTGAGATGGCTGACTAAATCTGCCGCAGTCGCCAGTGAAGTGTCCGTGGGATGGACGTGGTCGCTTCTGGACCATGTTTCCGCAGTTCCCGGAGAAGCCGTGCCATCCATCACGGGATTGTCATCTGATGCTTCGGGGATGTCCGTTGTGAGAGCCGCACCCAACTGCTCTGCCGTCACCTGATGCGGATTCTCCGTGTTGGTAACGTGTGTCGTAATAGATGTGGCATTTGCCGTGATGGCATCAGCGTTGGCGGCGATCAGCTTGTCGTTGGTCTCTATGCCGGAGTCAAGCTGAGTGAGGATGTACTCCAGTTCCTCTGATACTCGCCACAGGTAGTCACGGAGCGCACGAACCTGATCCTCTTCATTGCCCTGTGGCAAAGGCGGTCGCTCTGCTAGTACCCGTAGCTTCATATCGTCTGCCCCGAAAGTCCAAGCGTGATAGATAGCGTGGTCGAGCCGTCAATGCTCCCCGATACAGTTACGCTCCCGTCAGATGTGGTTACTGTCCAGTTTCCTGCTTGAACGGACGGGTCGCCAAGCGTAGAGCTTACCACGACATGGTCGCTTGTGATGGCAGAGTCCGATACAGTTGCGGGAAGTGAGGATATCGTGCCGAAATCGATGACCAGTATCTCGTTGGCTAGGTCTGCTTTTGTGGTATCCGAAGGATGAACGTGGTCGCCACGGCTATACTCGGCAGATGTACCTGCGTCCGCAGTGCCGTCCATCAGCGGGTCTTCCAGTTCTGCAAGAGGATATCCGGGAAGTATCGTCACCACAGGCAAGCCAACTTCGCTATCACGGAAGAAGAGTTCCTCGTCCGTTATCGCAATGATGCCCGTGAGGAACGCCGTGCCTTCGGTATCTTCTACGGAAGTTGTGATGCCTACAGTTTCGCCGCCCCTGTCCGCAACTACGGCGGGAAGCCTTACATCCCCACGCTCCGTGAAATCGATCGTGCCGCCGATGACATTGTCGGTATCTCCGACCCACACATTGCCGTAAACGTAATTGCCGGACGTTGCCCCGAATTTCTTCGTGATGGAAATCCGACCGCCAAGGAAGACGCATCCTTCGGGAACGGAGATGAGGAGCTGTGTACCGCCTGACGGCTCGATGGCAACTGTCACACGGGGGTTTCTGACTTTGTCGGATATCTCAAGGTCGCCCCCAAGCCACTGGATCAATTCGCTCCAAGCGGCGTTGAACATCTGCATGGATGCGGCGTACCTATCGTACTCGCCGTTTGCGTAATGTATCTGTGCTTGCAGATAGCGTGTGTAGACTTTGTCGTGCGGAGCGGGCAAGGCAAGTTCTTCTGCCATCAGCACCCACGGCGGTTCTTTGGGGAATTTGATTGGTTGCAACAGGAACGCCCGTGTCCATACCTGACCTTCGCACTCTTCTATCCATCGTGCTTTTTGGGTTTCGGAGTAGGCGTTGGGTTCCATTGCGTCAACGTAGTCTATTACATCTTGTACTGTCATTCTCTTCTCTCCAAGACTGTAATTCGTGTTTCGTGGTCGTTGATCGTTTCGCCCTGAGAATCAAGGCGTTTCGTCAGTTTGTCGTGTTCTGTGTTGTTTGCGAGTTCCATGCCTTTGAGTTGGTCTGTAAGGGTATCTACCACAGTTGAAAGTTTAGTCACCGATGTGTTTAGCTTGATGGCAGGCGTTAACACAGCTACCACTAATCCCACTAATGCGATGACAACTGTGACTACTGTCCACTCCACTCACTTCGCCCCCTTGCGATACTCAGCCGTGCTGATGCCGATCAATGCGCCGATGAACAGGGCGATTGCGGCGCACGTTGTCTGAACCTCTCCGCCGTAAGGAAGATTCCAAATCGTGGCAATGTTCTTGTACAAAACGCCGATGGCGTTGAAGACAACGAGCGATAGCCACTTCAATACATCATATACTTTATTCGGTAGTTTCATAACTCCCCTCCCTAGCTTGCGTAAGCCTCGCCCGTGATTTCCTCAAACTCCTCTGCCGTTATCCAACCACGAACGACTGCGTTTCGGACTGCTTTCAGTTTCCACCGGCCTTCATCGTAATAGGCCTTAACGACATAGAACTTCGGACTATGCTCACTCATCGACCTCTTCCTCCTCACCCGGGTCCTCGAGCACGCCCATCATGATGTTGTAGTCCAGAACTGATTTGCTCTGGTCCGCGTCACTCTGGGTATGCTCCAGCTTTCGTTTGATGTTGGCGATCGCCGCTGTTATCACATTCATTTGCTATCCCTCCCAGTAATTCACTAACGAATCGGTCCATCCGGCGCAGCATCTTGTAGGAGTTGCCAAGCCGCGCATGGGCTTGCCACGATCCGTAGCATTCGTTGAATTTTTCTCTTGTCATCCGACCGGCCGCCAGCAGTTTCGACATCTTGAACAGTTTCCTGCGCTCGTGCTTGACGTTCTTCGGGTCAATGATCCGCAGGACCTTCCCCGTGTCAGTCAGCACGAAACGGAACCCAAGCACTCTGATGCCGTCCGTCAGCGGAAATATCCTCGTCTTCTCCGGGTGGAGATGTAACCCTACCTTCGCCAGCTCCTCTGCGAACAGCTCCCTGGCTTCCTCCAGGAACGCGCGGTCGTTGCTGATTATGTAGAAGTCGTCCATGTATCTGCCATAGATCTTCGCCCGAAGCCGTTCCTTCGCGGCGTGATCCATTCGGTCGAGCAGTGATATCCCAAGGATCTGCACCATCTGACTGCCCGGCTCGTATCCTACGGGGTATGGATACTGCCGCTGCAGCCACGCCATCGCATGATCGACTGTCTCGCCGTCCAGCCTCCTTCGGAAACAGGCATCCGCGTCACGGTGCCGCATATTGCGGTAATAACCTTGCACGTCACACTGAAGCACCCAACCTCGGTTCGTCCCGTTGTTGATGTAGTAGCGGTGAAGGAAACGGTCCAGACGGTCCATGGCTTTCGTGGTCCCCTTCCCCTTTTGGCAGGCCATGTTGTCCCATATGAAACTCCGGGTCATCTCCGGGTAGATCACGCCATCATTAAGGCTGCGCTGAACGATGCGGTCTCGGATATGGGTCGATGAACATGGTCTGACCTTCGGGTAAGTCAGGGTAAATGTCCTCGGCTTCCTTGGCTTATAGGTTCCGCTCCTCAGCTCCTCTTCCAGTCTCAGCGTCTCGTCGATCCCGTGCAGTACGAACCGTGCTACCGAAGCCTTCCATAGCTTGCCCCGTCTGCACTTCCACATGGAATCGTAGAGTGCCTCGAAGCTGGTGCATACCTCGAAGGGTCCCCGCGGTAATAGCGGCATACCATCGTGGGCCGTCGCATCCGCGGGGTGTTGTTCGCCCTTTCGGGCCAGGCATTCGGCTCCCTGTATCATTACTCGCTCCTTTGACGTACCGATGCTATGCACCGGCCTGTTAGCCTCGGCGACACAGTCGGGGCAGGCCCTATTCGCGTTGTACGCGTTGTTGTTGTTGACGTTACCGCTGGAATTGATATTCCACGTGTTATTTGCGTTGTTGCGATTCGCCGAACGCAGACGCACATTGACGGGGTCCAATACAGCCTACAGCCTGTCTATAAAGTCAGATATCTCGGTATCTGGCTTTATCACTTTCATGCCATCCCTCGATGGCCGTCCGCAGGTCTCTCACCATGCCGCCCCAGTTCTTTATGCGCTGGGTCGTGAGATGGAAGTGCTTGCGGCACAATTGGATGTCGGCTAACAATTCTCCGCAGATCTGGATTGCCTCGGCCTGCTTGCCAAGCCGTTCGTCCTTACGCCACGGCTGCCTGTTCAGATTGATCTCATTCGCGCTGTACGTCAGATGGAATATCTTTCTGGCCTCCGCACGGACGATATTCGTCAGTGAATCGTCCCGGATGAAAAAGACCTGCGTGACACTGCCATCTTCGGTCTTGCGCTCTTTGAGGGAGTAGTCTCTGAATTTGCCCGGGTTCTCGGTGATGTGGAAGACGTACTCCACAAGCTGCATTGCGCCGACCACGGGAGTAAAGCTATTCGGTTTGTGCATATTCTCTGTAGCCATGTTCTCCCTCTTGCCGGCCGCCGTGGGCGGCCGGGATTAATAAAGATTACTCTGATTTAAGGATTTTACAGGCGGGGCAGGCCCTAAGCGCGTAGGACGCGCCGTAGTTGCCGTTGACGCTACCGCTGGAATAGATAAGCCACGTGTTAAGTGCGTTGCTGCGATGCGCCGAACGCAGACGCACACCGACGGGGGAGCTGGTGCTTGCCATGTTGTAGGAAATCAAGTTGGAATAAGTCTGATACTGTGCGAATTTCCCTGTCAGGCCAGCCTCTGCCGCCAACGCCTTGTAGTAATCCCAACCCTCTCCTTCCACATCCGCCAACTGCGGTGTGATGTACATCTCCTCCAAAGACGGGAGCCAGAAGAAGTCCGACGTGGTCTCAGTCGTGGAATCTGCTCCTTCGACCGTATTCCGTGCCGTTGTGACGGTGGAGCGCTCCACCTGTGCGAGGAAGTCGTCGGGCAGTCCGGCCATGAATCCTCTGATCGTGCTTGCCACGCTGGACGGACGATCCCATATGTTCTGCATCTCCCACCACCATCCCGCAGCCGCACGGCTGTTCAACCACTGCCTCATGGCGCTCTGACTCCAGCGGTTGTAGCCGTAGACAACACGCTGTGGGGAATTGACACTACCGTTGGTATAGCCTATTCCTGTTGCGGAAGTCTCGCCCAGCATCGTGCCGCTGGTGCTGTTGGTAGTGGTTCCTGTCTGCTTTGCGGTAGTGCTGCCTGCGCCGTAGACCGTCCAGGGCATGTGCGTCGGGTCGTTGGCGTTGCTCGTTGCGGTCGATAGCACGAACTGGTCTCCCGCTGCCGGAGCCGTATCAAGTGTGAATGCGATGCCGTCCCCGGCCGTCCATCCGTCTCCGTAAGCCACATTGATCAGGATGTAGTATTCCGTGCCTGCTGACTCGGTTCCGTCAAAAACATACAGCGCTTCGGGTTCGTCGAATGCCATCGCTGTCGGCAGCGCATAATGGGACTTCAGATACGCATTGCCGCTTGAGTCGTAGTGAACGATATCCCACGGCATGGTGTAGGACGTGGAGTCGTCAGCGTACCAATCGTCAGACAACTGAGTCCCTACGGTGTAGTCTGTAGGGGCAGAGCCGTCGTTCACGGCCGCCTTGTAGGTCTCCCAGGTGGACGACCCGATGAGCTGATTGACCAGTTTCAGAGCCTTGCCAGATCGTGCCAGTTCCAGCATCCACAGGTCTGCATTGTTTCGCTTCATCACAAAGCCTCCCACTCAAGGGAGCTGTTAAGGACCAGTACGTCGCCCCCGGTCACGATAGCGTAAGAAAACGGGGCCGGAACGCCAGTCTTCCCGCCGTCATCAAGCGTCATGCCTGCCGTCGTGGGCAGGCTCGTGATGTCGTCAGAAGAGTCACACCCGAAGATGCACCGCCTTTTCGGGCCGGTGTGTTCTTCGGGGTTATCAATATATCCAAGAAATGTAACTGCCATTTATATCCTCCTTTAGAAACGGGGGCGGCTCACGGTCGCCCCCATCTCGTCAAGTGCCGTCGTTAAGCAGCGTAAGAACAGAGCCGTCTGCGGTCGTGCTTGCCTTCACAAGGTAGGCTTTCCCGCTTGCGATGCTCGTTCCCGTGTCACCGCTGACGTTCTTCAGCGTGAATGCGTTGCTTCCTTCGTTCACTACGATGCAAGCCAGTCCGTCGTCCAGTCCAAGCGTGACAGTCTTACTGGAAGCCGTCAGCGTGATACCGATGTAGGCGGTCTTTTCCTCGTCTGCCAAGCTGTAGCTGGCTGACTTGGACAGGGTCGTAGCGGTCAGGAGTCCGGCAAAGGCTGTCGCTTGGACAGCGCTAAATCCCGTATACTCCATTAGCTCAAATCGGTCGCACCGCTCACGCCGCCGACATGGATCGCTCTCCAGTCATTAAAGCCAGCGTTGAAGCGGGCGTAGCCACGCCATACGTTGGCGTCGGTGTTGTCATCGATGGTGGACTTGACTTCCAGCGCAACACGATCCTGCCAGATCAGGCCGTCGTAGTCGTTGTTGTAGCGGGAGTCGAACAGCATCCAGGGAGCCGTGCCGCTGGTGATGAACTGGTTAAGGTAAGGCCACACGATCACGTTCCAGCGACCAAACTGGTAGTTGTAGGCGTTGTTCGCCGTGTCGGGGTCTTTATCAGCTCCGATGGCCGCAAAGACGGCCTTCTTCAAGCTGTGCAGGTTGGGGATGATGATGGTGTCGGGAGCGACATCGAGGATATCGTCGTTGTCGCCGACGGTGTTCTGCATTGCCACTTCCATCTTGCCAAGAGCGTCGTCAGAGAACGCATCTGCCCACAGATTGCACTGCGTGGTAGAAGAGACCTTGGAGGGATGGGAAGCGTAGAACAGGTTCTGCCCGTCAGCGCCGGTGAGGTCGAACGTGCCATTGCGGAACGTGACGCTGGAGTTACCCTGGATGGCGTTGCCCAGCAGAGCAGCGGCGAAGCGCTCACGGGTACGATAGTAACCGGTCACGAACGCCTGCGGCTTTTTGCGGAGGTCGCCGATCTTGGAGTCGTCGATGATCTCGCGGGACAGGGAGAAGGAATCCTTCCATGTCACGGCCTCGATGGTCTTGGAGTAGCCTTCCTCATGCCCGTCGGTGGGATGAGCGCCGTTCTCGCCGGTAACGCGGGAAAGGGTCTCGTCGTGGAAGAGAACGGGGAATACAGGGTAATAGCTGCACCCGCGGCGTTGGCAATAAATG